TCTTGATTACACCCCTGCACTCAACGCTAACCTCAACGTTGATGACACTGGTAACACCTTCGCTGGTGTTCTGCAAGGTAAGTATCGTGTTTATATCGATCCTTATGCTGCAAACGTATCTGCTAATCAGTACTACGTTGTTGGTTATAAGGGTTCTTCCCCTTATGATGCTGGTCTGTTCTACTGCCCATATGTACCTCTCCAGATGGTACGTGCGGTTGGTCAAGACACCTTCCAGCCTAAGATCGGCTTCAAGACTCGTTATGGAATTGTTGCTAACCCATTCTCACAGGGTACTAGCGCAATCACCTCACCTGGTCTTGATCGTAACGCAAACCGTTACTACAGAAGAGTCAAGGTTACCAATTTAATGTGATCTCGATTCACATATCTGTCAGACCCCCGAAAGGGGGTCTTTTTTTATCTAAATAAAAATAAAACTAGTAGTAACAATGAAACCAACTCCAAGACAATCGCAAGAAATCAATAAGAACTACGAAAGAGTTGTTGAGCATCTGATCAGTGAGGGTTATGCAGAAGACAAAGAGTCTGCTGATAGCATTATCTCAGGTATGAGTGAATCGTGGTTCAATCTAATCATTGCGGACTGATAAGTGAAAACTTTTAAAGAGTTTATAAATGAGGCACTTCCTTTTGGTGCAATAGTATCAACTAGTTCTTATGGACCTGGATTATACGGCAATCCAACTGCTTCTGGACAAAAATTAACACCAGGTACTCGTGGTGTTGCACATAAAAAGTTGCCACTAGGAAGTCAAGTTAAAATTACCGATCCAAAAACTGGTAGATCAATTACTGCACCAGTTATTGATAGGGGACCATATCACGGAAACCGCCAATATGATTTAACGACACAAACAACAAAAGATCTTGGATATAAAGATTATAAAGATTTTGGTGTTAGAAACTTAGATGTTACACCAGTGACAAAAGAGAAACCAAAACCAAAAATTCCAGATCTGGGTGTGAAAGTTGATATGAGTATTCCTAAAATAATTCCAACTAAGAAAAAATAATGACGAATTGTAATTTTCCTGGACAAATTTCAAATAGAAATTTCCTAACAACTGTTGGATTTAAATTTACTTTGGCAAAATATCCCCAAGTAGATTTCTTTGCAAACAGTGCTAGAATACCAGAGATTTCTCTTGCAACTACAATACAACCTTCATATTTGAAGGATATTGATGTACCAGGTGAAAAATTAACCTATGGAGATTTAACTCTCAGGTTTATTGTTGATGAAAATATGGAAAACTATATTGCCGTTTATAATTGGTTGACTGGACTTGGATTTCCAGAAACAACTCAACAATTTAAAAATTTGACAACAGATGATGCTGGTCAAAGAGATATGTTGGAAGCATTTAGTGATGGAACTTTGCGTGTTTTGAATAGTAACTATAAAGAAGTGGTAAAGGTCAAATTTCTTGACTTATTCCCAACTTCATTAAGTTCCATTGACTTCGATGCCACACCAACTGACATCCAGTACTTTACAGCACAGGCATCTTTCAAGTATACTGTATACACCATAACTAGTTCGATTAAATGAATCTTGATGAAATTCAGGAGATGTGGCAGAGAGATTCTGTCATTGATCCTGATAATCTACATGATGAATCTTTAAAAATTCCCCAACTACACTCAAAGTATTATACGATCTATAATACGATTACTTTGTTGCGTGAGAAAGCAAGAGAAACATATAATAGAGTCAAACTCGAGCGTTATAATTATTACACCGGAAAGGCGCCCATAGAGGTTTATGAGGAAGAACCATTTCCTTATAAAGTTCGTGACAAAGAGGCATTACAGAGGCATATGGACGGTGATGAGAAGTTAAGTAAAGTAGAACTTAAAATAAGATATTATGATATTATGCTGAAGTTTCTTGAAGAAGTTATCAAGACAATTTCTAATCGCACTTATCAAATCAAAAATGCCATCGAGTGGCATAGATTTCAGGCAGGTTTTAACTAAATAAAAATAAACTGTCTGCAAGATGAAGACTTTTAAAGAATTTTTGGATGAAGCGAGAAAGATACAACAAATATCAACAACACGCAAATCTGGAATAATGCCCATTCCAGGATCTGAGGGTTCTGCGAGAAAAGATGTAGCAATTGCAGGATTTAGAGGAAGGGGTCCAGTTCAAGATCCAAAAGTTACGACTGATTGGAAAATGAAAAATGGTCCAGATGTAGCGACATATATTAGAACTCACGCAAATCCAACAGCATTTGCATCATATACTGCCAAGCAAGCATATAAAGAAGGGGAAAAAGGGGTTCGCAATGTTGTAAAGGGATTGCGTTCTCAACTATCAGGAATATCCGGAGCAGTTCATGATGTTACATTAGGAAAGGCAAAATCAAAACTGTCTCCTATGCAAAAAGCAAAAGCATTTTTAGGAGCAGCAAAGTCAGTACCACAAAAAACATTAGAAGCAGGTGCAAAATCTGGTGATATTGTTGTAAACAAACCAACAAATATTTCATCATCAGGACCTAAAAGATCTAGAAGTGATGCTGAAGGTGCTGCTCAAAGAGGTCGCATATATCAAAGTATCAAAGGTCCTTCCGGAGAAAGAATGAGTCCTATTAATCAGAGAACAGGATATCAAACTGCTAGAATTTCTGGTGGAAGTTCTTCACTCCCAAATCTAGGTAGAGGTGTTGATAGAAAACCAACACGCATGGATAAATTTATTCCGGGACAAGGTGGTAGATATGGAATAGGTGGAATTGGACTTGCAGATTGAGAGGCAGAAATGCCTCTTTTTTATTGTCAATAAATATTTTTGTATTGATATGAACGTATGTCACATTTGGTTATATCTAAAAAGAATGAGGTATATCTTCAAGTAAAAGCAGAACCTCACGTCTATTATGAACTTGCGGATCAGTTCACATTTGACGTACCAGGTGCTAAGTTTATGCCCCAGTTTCGCAACAGACACTGGGATGGAAAAATACGATTATTCAATACTCAAACTGGTGAGATCTATATTGGTCTTCTAGATAAACTCACTCGTTTCTGTGAGAATCACGAATATACTTATGAGTTTGTGAACAATAAGTTTTATGGTCTTCCTTTCGAAGTCAATGAAATGATTTCAAAAGAAGGTGTGAAAGATTATATGACTTCTATTTGCAAGTATGCTCCCCGTGAGTACCAAGTTGAGGGAGTATACGACGCTTTAAAACATAATAGAAAGTTGTTGATATCTCCAACTGCCTCTGGAAAGTCGTTGATGATATATTCGATTGTCCGATATTACGTTGAGAAAGGACAAAATACTCTGATAGTCGTTCCGACGACATCCCTTGTAGAGCAGATGTATAAAGACTTTGCAGATTATGGGTGGGATGTGGGTTCATTTTGCCACAAGATTTATGCTGGAAAAGAAAGAGAAACAGACTCTCAGGTGATCATTACGACCTGGCAGTCCATCTACAAACTTCCCCGACAATACTTTTCAAGATTCAATGTGGTCGTTGGAGATGAAGCACACCAGTTTAAATCAAAGTCATTAGTATCTATAATGACAAAACTTTCTGATGCAAAATATCGTTTTGGATTTACAGGAACTCTTGACGGCACCCAGACACACAAATGGGTTCTAGAAGGTTTATTTGGTCCTTCCTACAAAATCATCAGAACAGAAGAACTGATGCAGAAGGGTCATGTTGCCAAACTGGATATTAACATTCTTCTATTGAAACACCCACCGAATAAGTTTGAAAACTTTGAGGAAGAAGTTCAATATATTATCAATCACGAGAAACGCAATAAGTTCATCAAAAACCTTGCCCTTGATCTTAAAGGTAATACTCTGATTCTCTTTTCAAGAGTCGAAGGTCATGGACAACCGTTGTATGAACTCATAAATAAGAGTATCGCTGAGAATCGTCATGTGTTCTTTGTTCATGGGGGTGTAGATACTGAGGACCGAGAAAAAGTCAGAGAAATTACTGAAAAAGAAAATAATGCAATCATCGTTGCTTCTTACGGGACTTTTTCTACTGGTATTAACATCAGAAATCTACATAATGTTATCTTTGCTTCCCCTAGTAAATCAAGAATCAGAAATCTCCAATCAATCGGAAGAGTCCTAAGAAAAGGGGACAATAAAACAAAAGCAACTTTATATGACATTGCCGATGATATCAGTTACAAATCAAGAAAAAACTATACACTCAATCATTTAATCGAAAGAATCAAAGTTTATAATGAAGAAAACTTCAACTACGATATTGTAAACATACCCTTAAAAAACTGATGGGAGAAGAGTTTTACGCAGCAATCAAACTAGTTACAGGAGAAGAAATCTTTGCATTAGTTTGCATTGATGAAAATGATGGAGACCCTATCATTATTCTTCAAAATCCTGTCATCATGAAAGTCGTTACTAATCATATTGGACAATATGTAAAGGTAAAACCCTGGATGGAAATACCTTCCGATGATTTCTTTATCATCAGATACGATAAGATTGTAACAATGACAGAAGTTAAAGAAAGACAGATGATTCACTTCTATGAAAGATATCTCAACGATGAAGATGTAGATATTGAGTTAGACGGTAAGGTTAAGATATCTGATAAGATGGGTTTTATATCAACCGTAGAAGATGCTCGCAAGAGCCTTGAAAGAATCTTTAATAATATTAATGAAAGCTAGATTATTATCTTCAACGGGAACAAAGGGATTCTACTCGTATTTTTGAGTATTGTCAAGCCCTGAAAGTATGCTATAATGAACATAACAAAAATTTATATACAAAGACCAATGTTATGTCTAAAAAGAAATCAGAACATTATGTAAACAACAAAGAGTTACTTGAAGCATTGATTGTTTATAGAACTAAGGTTGAATCTTCATACTTAAAGAAATACGATAAAGATTTAACTAAACAACCAAAAGAAGAAAGAGCAAAGACTTGGGAAGGTAAGCCTCCGATTTCTAACTATCTTGGAGAATGCTTTCTAAAAATCGCTACACACCTTTCATATAAACCAAACTTTGTCAACTACATGTTCAGGGACGATATGATCTCTGATGGCATTGAAAACTGCGTTCAGTATATTCACAACTTTGACCCCGCAAAGTCAAATAATCCTTTTGCTTATTTTACTCAAATCATTAATTACGC